TCGGGCGGGCACCGACCAGACGCAGGATCCGTTCTATCGGTGGGCCTCAAGCAACCCAGCAATCTCTACCGATGGCACTCACCTGGTCCCCGTCACCTGGCAGGTCGAAAAGGGCGATATCCAACCCGCACTCCAGGCACTTGTTTAAGACCCGAGTCACATATAAATGTTCGCTGCCACCGCCGATGCCGGCCAGACAGTAATCTGGCAACCTCAAGAGGGCCCTCAAGTGGCCCTTTTGTCCTGCCCGGTCTTTGAGATCTTCTACGGCGGTGCCCGGGGCGGTGGGAAGACCGAATCCTCCATCGGGGACTGGCTGCAGCATTCCAGTCAGTACGGTGAGGACGCAATTGGGATCTTCTTCCGCCGGAAACTCGTCCAACTCGCGGAAGTCATCGCCCGGACGAAGCAGATCTTCCCCAAACTCGGTGCGAAGTATAACGAGCAGCAGAAAACCTGGTCAATGGCGAATGGGGCACGGTTGAAGTTCGCCTACCTCGAAAGGGATAGTGATGCGGAAGAATACCAAGGCCACAACTACACCCGCGTCTACGTGGAGGAAGTTACTAATTTCCCTTCATCTGCGCCGATTGACAAACTCCGAGCTACTCTTCGGAGCGGTGCTGGTGTTCCTGTGGGGATGCGCCTTACTGGCAATCCTGGAGGTGCTGGCCATAATTGGGTAAAGGCTCGATACATCAACCCGGAGCCAAAGGGGTATAAACTGATCCGGGAAGAGATGGAGATTGAGCTGGACGGGGTGAAGCAGACGGTAATGCTCGAACGAGTCTTCATTCCGTCGAAGATCGGGGATAATCAACTCCTGATGCGGAATGATCCGACGTATATCCTCCGCTTGCGTCAGTCCGGTTCCGCCGCGCTCGTCAAGGCGTGGCTGGAAGGCAACTGGGACATCGTCGATGGGGCTTTCTTCGACGAATGGTCCGACTTGCATATCCTGCGCACGGAAGAATGGCTGCCGAAGATTCCCCGCAGCGCACAATTGTTCCGCGCATTCGACTGGGGCTCGGCCAAACCCTTTTCCTGCGGCTGGTACGCGATTTCCGACGGCACTTGGGGGCTCCCCCGCGATGCGCTGGTGAAGTTCATGGAGTGGTACGGTGCCTGTGGGCCGAATAAGGGCCTCAAAATGACCGCGGATAAGGTCGCGCTGGGGATCAAAAAGCGCGAGCACGAAGCCCTCATCCGCGTCAACTACGGCGTCGCTGACCCTTCCATCTTCATCCGCGACGGTGGGCCGAGTATTGCTGAAAGCATGGTCTTGGAGGGTGTGAACTGGCGCAGGGCCGACAACAAACGCAAGGCTGGCGCGGAAAAGATGCGGATGTATCTCGTTGGGCGGCAGGAAAACGTCCCCGATCTATACTTCCTCGATCAGTGCGAGGATTCCATCCGCACAATTCCCGTGCTGCAACACGACGACACCGACCCCGAAGACGTCGATACCGAGGCCGAAGACCACGCTTATGATGAAACCCGTTATGCGTGCATGTCCCGGCCTTGGCTACGCACACCTCCACCAACCCCAGGTACCGGCTTGCCGAAACTCCCGTCAGAACTGACCATGAACGAACTCGTCGAGCGGATGCGCAAGAAGCGCCTTGCCGCAACCAACTAAAGGAAATTAAAATGTTCGCAGGCTACCTCGCCGGTAAGAAAAAGGGTTATGTGCAAGTTGCTGCCGGCCTCGTCGACGGCACAGCCACGAGCTTTCCCGTCCCTCCGGTCGGTGCGACCTTTGCCGTGATCCAGCCAGAAGCCCAGGCCGTGCGCTGGCGCGATGACGGCACCGCTCCGACCGCTTCCGTCGGCCAGCCCCTCGCAGTCGGGAGCGAACTCCGCTACGACGCCGACGGCCTGTCGACCTTGCGCTTCTGCCAGCAAACCGCCGGCGCCATCCTCAACGTTACCTTTTACGGCTGACCCGCCCCATGGCCCAGTACACGCCCTCTGTCGACGACCCCTCTGGTGACGAGAAGAAGGCGGAAGCCCAGGTCGTCTACTGGATGGAGCAGATCAATGCCGCGCTGACTCGGGAAGAGGATTGGCGGAAGGAAGCCACGCGGGTAACCGCGATCTTCGAGGGCAAGAAGGGCGACTCCACGCCCTACAACATCCTCTACACGAACACCGAGACGATGGCACCGGCGCTGTACAACAGCACACCGCTCCCGATCGTCAAGCGCCGCTTCAACGACGAAGATCCGCTGGGAAAGCTCGCATCCGAGGCAGGCGAGCGGACGTTGAAGTACCTGACCGACGACGGCATGAGTGAGCATGCGACGTTTGATGAACTGCTCACCAGTGCCGTGCTCGAAGCCCTCGTCCCCGGCCGCGGCACGACGCGATTCAAGTACTATCCCAAGATCAGCACGCACATGGCGCCGGCTCCGGCCATGGGCGAAGGCGAAGACGAGCTTGCGCAAAAGTCCCTGACCTACGAAAAGGTCGATTCCGAAACCGTCTGCGGCGAAGAGGTTCCCTGGGATCGATTCCTCCACGGCTATGGGAAGAAGTGGAAAGACGTGCCCTGGGTGGCCTTCTACCACGAAATGGATCGGGATGAACTGATCGAACTCGCGGGGGAGACCCTTGGTCGTGCGGTGCCCCTCGACAACGCCCGACTCCGCGTGAAGGCGCCGGGGCAAGACGATGGTGACTCCGAGAGCAAGCGCGGGATGGCCCCCGTCAAGGTCGCGCCGGTCTGGGAAATCTGGGACAAGTCCTCCCTCAGTGTCATCTTCGTGACGGAATGCTTTGAGGATTCGCTGCTGAAGAGCGTTCCCGATCCGTTGAAATTGACGAATTTCTTCCCTTGCCCGAAGCCGCTTCTGCTCACGCAAAAGATCTCTTCGCTGATCCCCGTGCCACTGTACACGTTCTACGAACGTCAGGCGAAGGAACTCAACACCATCACCCTGCGGATTTCCAAGATTGTTGAGGCGCTGAAAGTTCGCGGGATGTACGATCAGACCGTCCAGGGTCTCGATCGCGTTCTCGACGCCGACGACAATACACTGATCCCCGCGGAGAACGTCGCCGCGCTGATGGCTCAAGGCAACGCCCTGGAAAAGGCGATTTGGCTCTTCCCGATTGACAAGCTCGTCGGCGTGCTGCAGCAACTCTACCTCCAGCGCGAACAGATCAAGTCGATTATCTTCGAGATCACCGGCATCGCCGACATCATGCGCGGGTCGAGCCAAGCTTCCGAAACCCTCGGCGCGCAGCAACTCAAGACTCAATGGGGAGGCCTGCGCCTCAAGCGGGCGCAAAAGCTCGTCGCCGCCTATGCGCGTGACTGCCTGCGTATCATGGAAGAAATCGCCATGACGAAGTTTTCGAGCGAGACGCTGCAGAAGATGACGGGCCTGCCCTATCCGACGCAAGGGCAGAAGCAGCAACTCGCCGCCGTCGCGCAGCAAACCGCTCAAACCGGCCAGCCCGTTCCGCCGGAACTCCAGGCTGCGCTCCAAGGCCCAAGTTTCGACGACGTGCAGAAACTGCTAGCCAATGATGTCAGTCGGAGCTTCCGCGTCGACATCGAAACGAACTCGACCATTGACGCTGAGGCGACCCAGGACAAGCAGGATATTTCCGAGGTCCTGACCGCGCTCAACCAATTCCTCCAGGGCGTTTCTCCGCTGATCGAGTCCGGCTCTATGCCATTCCAGGTCGCGCAATCCATGATGCTCGCCATCATTCGTCGCTTCCATTTCGGCACGGAGATCGAAGGGTTGCTGCAGAAGATGCAGGCCCCGCAACCGCCGGCCGACCCGAACGCAGCCAAGGCTCAAGCCGAAGCCGCGGCGATGCAGCAGCAAATGGCGCAGGACAAGCAGAAACACGACGCTGACATGCAGATGAAACAGCTCGACGCCGGGGCGAGGCAGACGCAGGCGCAGACGCAAATGGCCCAGGCGCAGATGGACCTGGAAATCTCGAGGCAAGAGCACGCGATGAAACTGGAAGAACTCCGCCGCAAGAACGAAGCGAGCATACTCCAGCACAACCTCAAACTGTCGACGATGCACGCGCAGGCCAATGCCGCACAGGCCCAGGCAAAAGCCAAAGCGACGGCGAAACCGGGGGTGAACTAATGCCGACCTACCTTTACCGATGCGAG